TTTTTTTGTTGTTAGAGTTACTTCTCTTTTGTCTATGTCCGCCGATATAACAGAAGACTTTACTGTTTTAAAGCTATGATTTTTTCCGCTTCCAGTGCTATTGAAAAATAGTAATTCTGTATCAGTTCCAACACCTACAAAATTCCCAGTTGTTCCAATACCAACTTTAACAGTGGATAATCCTATAAAATCATCATTAAATTTAGCTACAAAAATATTGCTATTTTGTGGGAGATTAAAATCTGAAGTGCTATTCGAAACTAAAATTGGAGTATTTCCATTTGAAAAATATCTTAGATGGTCTCCAGTCTTAAAACTATGATTTGGAATATAGATATTTTTGGTAGGAACAAATACTTGAGTAACTCCTACTCCAGGATTTTCTATCGTTACTGTAGTTCCAATTCCAACAGTTCCAATACCCAAAGAATCACTAGGATTGAAATAAATTTCACTAGTCAACTCATAATTGTATGGAATTATATCAGAAGCAGTAAATCTTAATTTTCTAGGTAATTCATTAAGTAATTCTCCTGATTGATATTCCAATCCACCAGATTCTCTTAAAACTCTGATCCTAGAAGAATTTTGATCTATATTTAAAATCTTAATTTCCTCAGATCCTATAGTGTAAATATCATTCTCGCGAATATTCGGATAATTCAAGTTCCCATAAACGCTAAAGTATGTTACTATTCCCGTAGAAGATGCTGCAGAAACATTTTCCGACAGAATAAGAGAAGATGATTTAACATTAGCAGTATATGATTTTTCTAATGAAGAAAAATATGTTCCCAACCCACTAATTGAAATAATTTCTTTATTTTTTATATTATGTGGGGAATTTGAAAATGCAATGTACTCATTAGATTTTTCTGTAGGTGATATTTCAACACCAAAAACGCTTACTTTTGAGTACGAAATACTTTCTACTTCCTTTCCGAGTAGAGATGAAACCTCAGCATAAGCATTTTGTCCACCAGTGTTGGTATTATTGAATTTAAGTCTATCTCCAATTTTATATCCATCACCAGATTTGCTGATAAAATAACTATCAACCTTTCCAGTAAAAGTGCTATTAATTCTTGCTAATTGCTCTTTTATTTTTGGAGGATTAATAAGATACTTATATTCAGATTCTGGTGAATTTAAATTATAAGGCAGTGTGTATCTCAACCATCCATTCTGATTAATATCTGTTTGGTCTTGGTTGGAGTCTGATTTTAAATTAAACTCATCTGGAGAAGAATTGTATAAATTTCCTATTAAGTATGGGAATTTAGGATTTTTTTCTGAAGTAGTGTCTAATGTTGTAAAGTAAGCATAAATTCCATTAGGAAATTCTGGTGTTTTGCAAAATCTTCCATTACTTTCATCAAGATCCCCTTCTCCATTAAAAGTATAATCTTCTACAAAGAATCCTAATGGGAAAATAGACAAACTAGGTCTATTATCTTTAGTTGTTGGACTTGAATATCCTCCAATCATCTGCCTTACAGAACCTCCCTCAACCTGATCATATCCATATGGACCATAAATTGGACTTCCATCGTAAGACCATCCTAAAATAGGAGAGTGATATTTTTCACTAGATGAATCATTACTTAAATCTGTTTTATAGAAAGTTTCACCGTCCTGCTGCTTTTCGGCAAAAATTATATTTCTAATTGCAGATGGAGTATAGGCATGAGTGTATTGTAATCCATATGATGGATTTAAACTTCTGGAAATTATACCACCATTGCCAGTAATTTGATTTGAATTTTTTAATCTTTCTACTAAGTTTATTCTCCAAGACTGTATAGCAAATTCAAGATTGGCATTTTTACCAGAAGAAAATACTAACAATGTAGTATTATTGGTATTATAATTAAATCCGGGATTAATTACTTTTACTTCTTTTAAAGTACCATTTTCTACAACAGGAGTTAAAATACATCCAGCACCATCGCCAGAAATAGTAATTTCTGGAGGAGAATTGTAATTAGATCCTGGATTTGTTATTAATACAGACTTTATACGACCATCAACAATAACTGGTTTTAATTTAGCACCAGAACCAGAATTTAAGTTATACTTAGGTACTTTTTTGAAGTTTAAGACTTCTTCAGAACCATAACTTGATCCTTTTTCTTTTAAATAAACTGATTTTAATGGACCCCTAAAGATAGGTTGAACTTTTGCAATAAATTCATCAGATGGAGAATCTATACCAATAGATCCTTGAACAGAAACTGTTATGTCAACATCTTTAAATGTATGTTCTCCCGACCCTACATTTGAAAATTCTACATATTGTCTTGTTTTATAGAATAATAATTGATCATCAGATCCAACCTCAGATAACTTAAACAAATCATCATCAATTTTAGTTACAATATATTGACCAGAAGAAAGTCCACCAATGTTAGATCCAGTTGATGAATATTGAATAAAATCGCCACTATTAAATCCATGAGATATTACATTAACACAATCAGTTTCTAATACAATATTTTTGGGTTTTGCAATAATTTTATTATTCTTATATCCAGAACCAGAATTTACAACATCCACAGACCCTAAGATCTTCTTTTTATTGTAAGATTTAAAAAATTGCGTACCAGAACCATATGAAGTCAATGAAATTGTACTTATTCCCGAAATGGAATCTTCAAAAGTATTATACAATTTTATAGTTTTGCTATTTTCAACTGAAACATAATATAGTGAATTTTCTATTAATCCACCAATTTCAGATTGACCTTTAGTTATGTAATAAACAGGCTCATTGTTTCTAAACTTATGGTTATTAATGAATGTGATAGTATTATTAGTTAAATCAACAAGATTTGATTTTTGTTCTGAGTAAAATTCAGCAAAATGATCTACAGTCTTTAGAGAAGCTTTTGCTGTAGCACCACTACCATTTCCACCTCTTATGAATATATTTGGAGTTTGTAAATAATCAAATCCAGTATCTAAAATGTCTAGTCTTACTAATTTACCCTCTACGGTACATATTCCTTCTGCACCAGAACCAGTAGAGTCTTCAATTTCTAATGTTGGTGGATTTATTACATCATATCCCTCTCCACCTGAAGAAACTTTTATCTTTTCTATTCTTCCGTAGTTTATAATATCATTGGATTTGTAGTTTAACAGTTCAACACCATTAACAAAAATTCCAATTTTTCCAGGACTAGTTTCTACTTTACTAGATCCACTTGTTGAAGCAGATATTTTTCTGATTATTTTTTGATTGTCTAAAGTTTTTTGATTTAAGTTAGAATCTACAAATTCAAATGGAACAAATAAATTATCAGTTACATTACCGGAAAATTGTAAAAATACTTCAGAAACTATATTTTCCCTGCTAGTAGCAAGTTTTATAGTATTCTTATCAATTTTTTTAATGTAATAAGTTCCTTTGTTTATTGATAATGTATTACTTCCTTCTCCTGGAATATAAGATGCTGCATCGCCAGTTAAGAATCTGTGATCTTGAAGAGATCCACCAGATCCCTTAAATACTATGGTATCTGTAGTTATTCCTGCTGAAGAATCTCCAAAAAGACCTGTAAATTTTACAGATCCGTCTATAACATCTACACTAGAACCAGAATAATTTGGTAACGATGATGATGCAACATATACCGAATTATCAGAATCTATGTAAGTGTTTTGAACATTTGCTTGAAAATCATAATCAACAACTTTGGTTATATTCTTTGTTATTTTTAATACCGAAGTTATTTTTAAATCATTATTGATAATGAAAGATTTTTTGGGAACAGAACCGGAAGATACCACGAATGTTTTCTTGACGTTCTCTAAAGTCCCGAAAGGAGTTTGAGTTATAATATCTAACGTTACGGAGTTTCCAGAGTAAATATTATTCTCATCTATTGTGAATACTTCATAATTAAATACAACAGGATCTGGATCACCAATATTAGTTGGATTCAACCAAGTAAAAGATTCTGAATTATATTCTATAGGAATATTAAATAACCAGTTGTCTGCGTATACATTATACTTATTAGAACCTAGAGATATTATTTTTGCATTCTCACCTTCTCTATATTGAAAAGTATTCTCTGGGATATCAATCTCAGACAATACACCACCAATTCTAACTTCAATTCTTAGGTCAGAAGTTCTGTCTAAAATTGCATATGCATAAACATCCAAAAATAATTCTTGAGTATCTGAAACATTTTCACTTATTCCAGAACATCCATAAAATTGTGTGATTGATTTTGAAGTGTAAGTTATGTTTAATGTATTACCATTCGGCAAGTTTGCAACTAAAGTTCCTGATTCTGGGAAGCCTACAGTGCTATCAACATCAATAGTCTGGGCATTTAAACTTGCAGAAGCAGTTAATTTAGTTTTTGGATGTATAGAAAACTTACCGTAAATAGATCCATTTACACTAATATCCTTGTCATAGTCAAAATCAAGACTTAAAATGTAATATTCCTTATTATTTCTTGTGATCTTTTCTACTGAAGTTACAGAACCATATGCACCAAGAAGATCATATTTTTGATCTTGGAATAAAGTTCTATTGACTAAATCTTTTGGATCTCCTAAAATAGGTTCAACAACAAGATCTTGAGTAACTCTAAATCCAGCGTCAGATGGTTGAATTAAAAAATCTCTAGGTCTAATGACCTTTACATCAGTTCCATATAAAGCCTTGAATAAAATTTCAAATGACTTGTCAGTACCTTTATTTGCGTAAAAATCTTTTGAGTGACTGAGAAATAATTTTTGATTTAATCCAGAAGTTAATTCTCTATTCTCAAATCCAGGAGAAAATAATTTTTTAGTTTTATTTAAGAATGACGCTAAGAAAATAGAAGATAAGTTTTCTACCGTAGATGAATTAGCATGATCTTGTGCAGAAGTCTCAGAGAAAAGTAGAAATTCTGGATTATTAACTTGGGTAAGACTTTCTACACCACTAAATCCTCTTACACAATCTACAAAAGAATTATTTGTTTTACTCTTGTAGGTAATAATTTCGTCGTCAATTTTAATTAAACCATATTCATCAGGAAATCCTTTCGTAGATTCTACAAAAATTACATCATCAAAAATACTTACACTATAATCTTCATCTTCAGGTTTACTGACTGTGGTTGAAGATGTGAATGATGTTAAGGTATCTAAATTTAAATATTGATCTATATTCTGTATTAAATCATACGATCCACCATCAATTTCTTGGGATCTGTAGTACTCTGATAAAAATTCTGTGATTAATGGAAAATCATCCTTCACAAAAGAAGGTACTTGATTTTCTACAATAGAACTGATTTTTACTCTATTTTTTGCCATGAACTTTTATTATCGTACTAAACTTCCGTTGCTGTAGCTTGAAGTGGATGTATATGTAGATCCTGATATGTCAGAACCAGATTCAATAACATCAGTTTGTAAAGTAGTAACACTGTTATTAATATCTAGTTGCAAATAAAGATCTTGTAATCCAATAACATCATTTGACTTTGGTATTGCAGAAAGTTCTATAATAGGTTGTCCTAAATTACTCTTCAAAGTAGAAATAACCTTAATCGGAGTAATTAAAACTTCTCCTTTTTCATAATCAATAAATCCTATCGATTTTCTAATTATAATAGGTTCATTATCTGAATTTAATCTGAATAGGAATACATTTCCAGTTAATCCATCTGAATTAGGAGTATCTGAAATATACACAGGGGTAGAAATGCCATCAATATAAAAACCAGATGATTTTATGTTATATCCATTTTCATTTTTAATGTAGAACGAGTTTCCATAACAAATTTCATATTCCGCAAATGCATTTACTTTTGCAGATATATCTCTCCTCATTACAACTTTTGTTATATTCGATGTAATCGCTTGATCACTATCGTCTATTACTTTTTGATACTTACTATACTTAAATCTAGCACCATACTTATTTAATTCAGTAGAGTCTGCATAACTCTGCACATTATTATCTACTTTGCTCTTAATACTAAAAGGAGAATTGGTCAAGTTTGAATTATAATATACTGTCGTATTTAATTCAATATAAAGATACTTAAGATCTATAATTCTATGATCAATTCCCGCAACAGAATAATTTCTAAGTTCTTTTGTAATATTATCTTTAATCCTACTTGGTACAAATGGACCATAGAATGGTTTTATTGCAATAAAAACTCTGCCATATTGAGGAGGATCTAATTCCTCTCCGCCAAAAACATTAATTGATTCAACTTCAGGAAATATCTTATTCACAATAACTTCATAATCAGATGCTGTAACTGCTCTGTTCTGAGAAGAGAATAATCTAGGAGCATACCTTTTAATTGATGCAACACTCTCTACTTCTTTTCCGCCATCTGAAGCTTCAATCAAAGATATAGGAGAAATACCTTTAGAAACGACAAATCCATTATTGTCAAGCATTCTTCCAGCAAAACTGAAATTTATAAACCCATTTCCTTCTACACCATTAGAAGAAATATATGTAATCTCTATAAAGTTGCCGTTTTCAAGTTTTCGTCCAAAAATACCATCACCAAAAATAATTTCATATCTTTGATCTTCTATTTCTTGAATAAAAAAGACATTGGATGTTGAATCGACATTTAAGATATTATCAGCGAGGTTATATTTTACACTCTGAGTGCTTGTAGCAGAGTCTTTAACGCGCACCCTAATGCTAGTAGTATCAATATACTTATTGGATAAGATAAATCTCTGCTCAGGCTTATTTGTCTGATCTACTGTATAAAATTCTTTTTGGTAGATACCTTCATAAATTTCAATATTATTGAAAACAGATTCTCCATTAACAACAGGAGCACTTACATCGTCAGGAATGGAAAAGTTGTATGTTCTATTTCCAGCACTGGTGTTGCATACAACTCCAGACTTTAAAGTAATAAATTTTGGTTGAATATTAAAAAAGTCAGTGTCAACGAAGAGACTTACAACTGCAGATGCTGCTTTTCTTGAGGATGGTACATAACCAATGTTCCTTGCAAGAGAAACAACATTCTCTCTTAATGTCGCACTATCAATAAAAACTTCATTGCTAATCATATTAGCATTGTATGAAGAGATGTATGTATTATATGCTAATACATCAATAAGAACAGATAAGTTTGACCCCTCAAAATCATAATCAGTAAAATTTGAATTCGCTCTCAAATAGTCGCGAATTGAAGTTTTTATCTGATCAAAGTCTAAATTTGAAAAATTTATTAAGGCTGGCATTATCGTACTGATTGTAATGGGAATGATAATCTTTGAGTAGGTAGATCAATTCCTACAATAGTATAATCAATAGTCACATTAAACTCATTAGCATCGTAGTTTGGTTCTACAGTAACTCTCTTCAATTCAACTCTAGGCTCATAATTGATAACCGTATTGATAATCTCTTCACGAACTTCAAAAGCACTTGTTTCATCCATGTTCTCAAAAAGGGATCCCAATATCTTAGATCCTAAATTTTGATTAAAAAGTCTCTCACCAGGATTTGTAAGCATTAAATTCTTTAAAGAACGAGAAATTGCTCTCTCGTTCTTATTTGTAATCAAGTCATAGTTCAATGGATTGATCTGAAATTCTATATCAATGTCCTTAAATCCTTGTGATACCCTTTCTTGAGGCATTAATTCAGATGATTATTATATTTCTAACTTATTTATTCAACCAAAAAGAGGTTTTGATTGGTCTCCCCTCTCAAAAACTTCACCAGAGTCATCAAAACGCTCAAAAAGTTCAGTTTCTTTTCCTTTATTGCGTTTTTTTGGTGTCATATCATCTTCAACAATCTCTCTGAGCATTTTTTGTGAATTTTTTTCCATTTTTATGTCTCCGTAATCTGTAATTAAGCGATTTGTTCCCCAATTTTTCATCATATACTCTGTATCTCTGTCTGGATTAGGTGAATTTGCCATTATTCTTCCTCTAATTGGCGTTCTTTAGCAGTTTTCCAGAAATATTCATCCTCACGACCCATACCAAGACGATCAAATCCATTTTCTACTGAATAAAATTGAGTAGAAACCTTAAAATCAGGCATTTTTGGGTCGATAGGAGTTAAACTATTGTCAAAAATACGCATTCTATTGTTTGGATAGAGTGCATACTGTCCATTATCTAGTGAAATTAGGTTATGTGACTTATGTTCAGCAGGATTTTCACTTGTTGCATAGTCAACCACATCTGGATCCTGATGATAATTGTCTAGAGTGCATATGTATGTACCTTTCTGGATGCCAAAATCCCTTGTATACAGTTC